ACACCGGATCGGTGTAGGTGCAACCAAGGAAGACGCCAACCGGGGTGGCAGCGTTCGTGCCGGTGTCCTTGTCCAAAGTCCCACCGCTGTTCAACTTCACAACGTCACCATAGTAGATGGCCGTCGAGGAGTTGGTAGCAATCGGAATAAGGCGCGTGGAACCAGCAAAAACCTGCCCGCCAATCAGATTGATCGGCAACAGCCCGTAGGGGGCTGAAACAGAAGGATATGCCATGTTTCTAAGCTCCTAGCTTAACGTTTACCGCTACCGAACGAAGTCGTAGACCGCTTCTCCTTAAAGAGAGGCATACGGCTATCGCTCTCGCGCATGAAGTTATTGTCCACGGACTCCATCTGAGCTTGATTTTTACGAGCGAAGTAATCCTTACGCTGTTCCATCAATTCCTTTGGAGCTTTGCAGAGCAACAACCCACCCACCTCGATATTGTCTTTGTAACGGCTGTCAGGATCGGTCATCCCTGCGTACTGAGGCTGCTCTTCAACTCGGACCGGTTCCCAACCTTCACGGCGTTTGCTCATGAGATTTTGGCCGTCCGATTTCCCTGCGGAAGCAACTCGAACCCAGCGATATACGTAACCCGGCTGTTGATCCGGTTCGGGCAGCAACGAGGCAGGCTGCCAAACCTTCGGGCGCTCAGACTGTTCACGTGTCTTACGAGGTGCACGATCAGAAGAAATCTGCTCGTTCAAATCTTCAAAATTACCGCGTTCCGTCATATCAATTCTCCGTCTTCATAAGTTCACGAGCATATTGCTCGGGAGTTAAACCTAGCTTTTTCGCAATCGAAAGCTGGGACATTGTCAGCTTGATCTTTTTGGGGGATCGGCTGCGTGAAGCCGGAGCGACTACGGACGGTGCTTTTGACGCACGTGCAACTGCTTGAGGGTTGCCCTCTGCCGCTTCTTCTTCCCCGAAGTACTCGGGGAAACGCCGACGCATCGTTCTGTCGATGGTCTGCCAATATTCGTCGGAGCCCGCAAACTGCGCACCCCGTTCATTCACGAGCTTCTGGTGAAGCCCGAGAGCCGATGCAGTCATTTCGGTATCCGTGCCGTACCACTGATTGCGCTCTTGCCACGCCATCGTACGGTCATCGGGCCTAGGTGTCTGCACCTGCGGTTGCTGAATTTGTACCTCTTGTTGAGATACTTGTAAAGTGGGCCTGTAATTGTTTAACTGTTGCAGTTTGTAGTTGGCCTCTGCGAGCTTTTCTTGGCTGTCTGCAAGACGGTCTGCATCACCAGACTCGTATGCTTCCTTAAACTCACGCTTAGCCTTCTCGAGTTCATACTCAGCCGCTTGCTTATAGCTACTGACGAGGAAGCCCTCACCTTCGCTAAGCGATGATTTGAGGCGCTGGTTCTCTTCCAGCAGGCGCTGGGCAGCCGTGAGAGCCTCCTGCTGTTCACGCAGGGCACGCTCTTTTTCACGACGTTCGTCGTGCCAGACCTTCTTCATCTGCTTGAGTCGTACTTTAACTTTCTCGGAGTACTCTTCAAGCTCATCGTCCTCAAGTTCTTTAACTAATTCCTTGGGTAACGGCTCCCGCCCACGATCTTCAGGGGGCGTATCGTCTTCGATCTCAATTTCAAAATCGGTGTTGGCGTTTTCTTGCTCAGCCATTTTTAAACCCCTTAGGCGCGACTAATACCGCGAGGATCTTCTACAACCCCCTCGACAGAGTCATCGTTAATAATGCGAAATTCCCTTCCATGAATCTTCAGGCGTGTGCCTGCATGGGGGCGAACCAGTACAAAATCACCAACTTTGCAATACGGCCCTGATGGGAATCGCTTCTCATCCTTGTATGCGTCTGGCCCCATCTTCACGACAAATAGCACCGTAGTTAATAACTCTTCATGGTGCATAGTGACTTCGGCTTTAATTAAGCCGGTATCAAACTTGTCTTCAATTTCTGGGATCGCACACAAAATCCGATACCCTGATGGTTCGGGGAGTTGTCGCGCTTTTTCTTCGGCGGTTTCCGGCAATACCGTCGCAGAGCCGCTTGTAGACCCTACTAGGAGTTCACTCATCGTCGTCACTCATCCTTTCTAACATATCGGCAAGATACCCTTGCGCTATTGCAATTCCACGCATCACACCGCATTGAAAGCGATAATCCGCGTGGTCCTTTGCCAACCCCTGCGCTAGAACTTCAGCTAAATGCTTTTGTTCATCGACGCAGCGGCTGATCAAATGTCGTAAAACCTTCTCAGACTCTGTCATTTATTCCCCTTTTTTGTCTCAACAGCCTTAGCAGTTGTTTGCTCTCGTTGTTGCTGCATTGCAGCAATATTTCGAGCTATGTCAGCACCAATCCGTGTACCCTCTATCTCATGGCGAACGGCTTCAACACCTTGCTGGAACTCCTGTTCCATTTGGTCTTTGGCGATTTGAGCACCCAATCGGGCACCGTCCATCTCCATTTGTGACTGAATCCGCATACGCTCAGTCTCGATCTGGGCTGCTTTAAGTTGAGCATCCGTCTGATCTTTAGCTGTTTTGCGTTGCAGTTCTTGAGCTTGGAGTTGAAGTTCTTGTTGCTGCATCTGCACAATTGGGTCTTGTGCGGCTTGCTGTGCTTGCTGTTGTTGAACCATCGCCTGATTAGCTTGCAAGAGTTTCTGTGCTCCTGCGGCAGCAAGTCTGGAGATCTCGGCCTCCATATCTTCAGGTAGTTCTTCGTTATGTGCAGGGTAGGGAACCCCGAGTTTGTCTTCGATGTTCTTACGATATTGAAAGGCAAAGTGTTGGGCAATATGCGCCATAAATGCTGCTTGCATAGCCTGAGCGTTTGGACTCTGACCAAGTACTTGAGCAGTGGTGGGGTCTTGCAGTGCAGACATATGCACTGTGATGTGTGCGGCGTGATCTTGGTAGATAAACGCCTTGACTGGCTTGCCTTGGAACATATCCATGTTCTCAGATACAGGGTCAGTCGGTTTCATATCATCTTCCATCGGCACAAGCTTGTCGGCGTTTTTGATACCGAGAACCTCTAACATCTGCCTATGAAGATAGGGTAAGTCATATAACTGAGGCGCAGTAGCAGCCAACTGCATAACCGCTTGGTACTGCACTACTTTCTGACTCATTGTCGCTGCGTTCGGGTCACTGACCGGAATTACATCAACGTTGTCGTAGTCTGATTTCTTAGCCCTTGGCCTACCGTCTACGGGTTCGTAGTCATATGACTCTGGCGTGTAATCAGCAATGATGGTTTTTAAGAGCCGGAACTCCTGCTTCATCGCGTAGTGAATCCGCGCCTGAACCGCCGACATAACCTTCAGTGTGCGCTCCAGTATGGCTAGCGTAGTCCCAACCGGGGACTGAGCCGACATGTCAGAGACTTTAAGATCAGCAGCGGAGGTGAACCTACGCCCCTCGTCAATAATCTTATCCATCAACCCAGCTAAAACTTGGGACGGCTCCTTATATGGGAGCGGCATGATGTTGTCTTTGAGCGCACCCGAGGCTATATCTACATGGCGCCATTCAGCCGGAGCAAACGGCGTGTCATCGCCTTTAGTACGCATTCCCTTGGTCTTAAACCCACCAGGAAGATTAGCGAGTGAGCCTGCGTCTACAAGCTGACGAAGAATCGATGTACCTGACTTAGCAAACCCACCGATTAAATGGATAAGCCCAAAGGCATAAAACCCAAAGCCTGGAACATAAGGATAATGAACAAAGTGCTGACGCTTCTTCTTTAGCTCATCGTCTGGGTTCCAATTACGCCTAATTGCTAAGATCTTGCTGTTTGATTTCTCAATCGTAATGACATATGGAACAGCCAGCCCAGTCTCTTTACCATCTTCATCTTTGTCAGGAAAGCCCGGAAGATCAAGGGTTACGTGCATTTCTAAGAGCTTGTACCGGTTATCAGTAGTTGCCCTGAACCCCATCTTTTCTGCAATCTTTTTCTCTACTTCATCAAGCGAATCGCTAGGATCTTCAAGCTCTACATCAACATAGAACCCACTCTCCATCAGCCGCTCTAGCTCGTTTTTAGTCTTACGCATGACATGCGTAACACGCTCGGCTGTCTCAATATTCGCAGCACCATACGGCACCACAAGATCATCAGCCGACACATACATCGCCGTCTGTCGATCAAGTCCTGGGTCAAAATAGATTTTCTTAAACGCATTACCAGCCAGCCCCAACCCCCACAGCATCTTCTCGTGCTCAGGTCTGTACTCAATCATTACATCGGTAAGCTGATGGTTCATATCCGCCTGCACACGGGAAGCGGACTCTTTCTTCTCTTTAGTTTCTTCACCAATAAT